TTATTCCGTTATTTTTGTGGCATTTGTGGCAAAATTTGTGGTATTTTCGTCTGTTTTTAGTGTGAAAAAAGCATCTACTTTAGTTTGATTGTGTTGTCTCAAATTAGAACTTAGATGGCTATAATATTTTAATGTTGTATTAATATCATCATGACCAAGTCTGTCAGCTACATAAATAATATCCATACCAGCCTCAACACATAAACCTGTATGCGTATGTCGTAGCTTGTGCAATGTCACTGGTTCAGAATCAATTGTGCTGCATATCTTTTTCAAAGCTTTATTACATGAAGCGTTATCCACTGGTTTATTGTGATAGGTGATGAATAATAACATCTGTGGATTTTTTATACCATTTTCTTTTATATAAGCAGAATGCCACGCGAGATAAGACTGTAAATATTGAACTGTGGAGTTATCAATATAGATCACACGTGACTTTTTCGTTTTAGTATCAACAAAACTATTAGTGTATTTATAATCCCAAGCTTTATTCACTGATATAGAACGTTTAGTAAAATTAATATCTTTCTTTGTTAGAGCAATAATTTCTTCGAACCGCATGCCTGTCTGGACAGCTAAAAAGATAACTGCTCGTGATATGGAATGAAATTTTGCAAGTTCTTCTAATAGTAAATGAACTTTGTCTGTTTCAAGAAATTGAGCCTTGGTTTTCGCTACGTCATGTCCGCTTATATGAGCGCCTACGGCTGGGTTTTTCTTCATGTAGCCTAAATGGACAGCTTTATTAAAAATCGCTCGAATTTTACGGTGTCTGGTGTCTACGGTGGATATGGCATAGTCAATAGATAAATGATTAATAAATTGTTGATACTGAACAGCGTCAATCGAATTAAGTTTAATTTTTTCATCGAAATAATCAACGAATTGGTTATAAGCCAACTCATACAAATCAATAGTAGATTGACTGCTTTTTCCATCTTTAAATGTTTTCATAAATAACGTATAAAATTCTTTGAAGTTCCATTCTTTTAAAGAACTGCTATCATGCTGAACCTGTTTTAAAAGCTTAGACGCTTTGTACATTAAGTTTGTTTCATTTGTATCTGTTAAACGTTTTTCTTTCCATTCACCATCGACCTTAACACGAAGGCGAACACAATATTTACCGTTTGCTAATTTTTTTATCTTCATTTGTAACACCGCCTTTGTAATATCGAGAACATACGTTCTTTTGAAAAACGCAGCAAATTATGATAGAATAAATTTGCATACTCCTATGTGTGTATTTAAGACGCTTATCCTTGTGTGGGGAGGGCGTTTTTTTGTTAGCTATCTGGTTCTTAATTCACTCTTCGGAGTAATTGGTTATATTAATAACAATGATTTTATTGTTATTATCTGGAACAAAATCTACATTGTATTTTTTATTTATTTTAGAAGATTTATATATAAATGAATTTTCGGAGATAGTATCAACTAACTTAGCATCATTTTGCATGTAAGAACTCGCTAAATCAAGTAAGTATGTTTTATCTTTATTGGCATCATAAAGAGAGTCGTCTCCTAATTCTATACTTGCTTGGAAAATAATATCATTTTCTACAATTGTGTATATGACATTTTTACTTTCATCATGGAATAAGTCTTCTGATTCTTCTGTTAGATCATACTTATCAACTAACACCCCATATACGGTGTTATCTTGCGGTCTATGCTCTTTTTCATAATCCTTTTTTTGTTGTTCTTTAGTTACGAAGTCTTTTCGGGAACTAGAGTTATTTTTTAATAAAACAGTAATTATTTGACTTTCATAACCTTCTTTATAGGCTTCAAAATTTAAATCTAGTTTGTCAACGTTTTCGTCTAATGTTGTCCTATATAAAATATTTCCATTTTCATCTGTATCAATAGATGTATTATTTAGAGTAACATCTGCACCTTTTGTCACAGTTCCTTTTATCTCAACGTTTCCATCTTTGTCAGTTTCATATTCTGTTTTATCAAAGGAGAAGTCTAAATCCTTCTTTTCTTCATTCGACTCTTTTTTATCTTCTGTTTCGTTCGTGTTCTTTTGTTTTACGTCATCATTGCCACAAGCAGCCAACACGAAGCCAAATGCGAGTAACAAATTAACTATTAAAAAGCCCTTTCTCATTTCAAGTCTCCTTTTTTAATTAATTATGTTCTCCGGTCCATGTCCATGATGAATCATATAAATGAATTTCATATGGTCCATCATTTCTCACATCAAAAAATACATTTCCGGTATAAGATTTTCCAGGTGCAACTTCTTCTAGCATGAAATCTTTAGAAGAAACTTCTCCTTTTTCATCGTTTCCATCATATATTGAGAATTCTGCCGCGTTAGCAGTATAAGGTTCTGTTCCAGTGTTTTTAAATTCAACTATGGCTTTAATAAAGTATTTACCGGTGCTTTCATCTTCAGCAGTAGGAGTGACCTTTTGTGCATCTTTTATTATCACATCCACCGAGGTTCCATCGTCTTCATTACTAAATGATTCTGCATCTCCAATACTCAAAGACACTGTTTCATCAGTTTCCGATGATTCATCTGTATAGTTATCTTCAGCTGGAGCTTCCTCGCTCAAATCCTCGGATTCGTTTGGAGTAGAAGTGCTTTCTTCATTACTTTCCTCTTTTTCGTTATAAGCTGAATTTCCACATGCTGTTAGACCTAAACTAAAAACAATTAATAAACCTGTTAACAATAATAATTTTTTCATCTCTATTCTCCCTTTATTATATTTTTATATAAACGCAAATGCGCAAATACCTAACAAGCAATAATCTGTAAACTACTCCTAAAAATAATTACATATCCATTACATTCCACTGTATTTCCATATTTATTCTTATAATATTCAATAGAATGTTTTAAAAAATCTTCAGTCACTTCTAAAAACTCTGCTACTTCATAGTATTCTGTAAATCCTTCATAATAAGCATCGATAATTTTTCGTAAGGGTATCAGTGACTCATAACCCCAATTTCTAGCGAGGTTTTCTTGTTTTCTTTCATTAACAGTTTCCTGCTTAATAATATTACCCACAGTCAAATGATGATGACCAACTTCCTCTGCCAAAGTGCAACGCATTTCAACATCATTCTGATTCGGATTCACAAAAATATGTTTATTGTAATACAGTCCCTTGTGAGTATTTTCCATTTTTACATCTTCTATAATGGTTAATTCAGGATATTGCTCTCTGTATTTATCCAACCACATAAATCCAACTCATTTCCTATTTATATTTTTGTTGAATGAAATCAATGTATTCAAGTATTTTCTTCATGTCTTCTTCGGTTGCGGAAGGGTCAATGTGCGCTGCTAATGTAGTTGCTTCGGATGGGATGTCGGTATCAATGGCTGGGTTGTCAGTACGACCAACGAGATAATCAATGGAGACATTGAAATAGTCAGCCACTTTTTGAAGTTTATCCAATGCCGGTTTTTGCGTCTTCCATCTGTAGATGGAATTTTCCCCCATTTCCAATTCGCTAGTAAGCTGAGAAATTGTGATTCCCTTCTTCGCTGAAAGTTTTTTTATTCGTTCAAACGTAGTCATACCAATACCTCGCAGTCTCGAAGGATAATAACTACCAAAAAAGGTTGTAAAAACACTTTACAACTACCATAAGTGGTGGTAAGATATATCCATAAGCTGATTATTTAGCTAAACAAGACAACAAATAACCCCATGAAAACTCGTTCCCCAACGATTAATGGCTTTTGATAAGGCTTGTTTAACTATGGGTATATACTATCATTAATGGTTGTTATTGTCAACGATATGCTAAATAATTAGCTAATTAGATAGAAAGGAGGTGAGAAAATGAAAGTAATTTATTTTTATAAGGATAGCGATGGTAATAATATTCCATTTGCACATGGTGATACTCCTTCCGGATTTCCGTATCCTGAAAAGGAACTGGAGCAAATTAATCAAGATTTGCCAGCGACAAAAAACAATTTATTCATGAGCTATCAAGGTATTATCTATAAGTTAGACACCGAGGTTATTTTTAATCATTTGTGATAAAACACTACTAGCGATGGTCGATAAGAACGAGACTGACACACTCGAAAATCTAGAAGCTGACTTTTTTGTTTTTCTCCACACTTCGTCGTCCCGAATATTATCAAGAAATTGATGTCCACTCCAAGTAATATTAGAAACAAATATAGAGTGTATTTTGCTATTAATTATTTGGTCATTAAAATCAATATAATTTGCTTCGCGAAGGCGGTATAAACAATAAAAAAATTGATCATGTTCATGTTTTGAAAATGAGTCAAACTTTTGTAATTGCTCATATGAAAAATTTTCAAATAGAATATTTTGTCTAGATTCTATTTCCAACATCAAATCCCTAATGCATTCATTATTTAGTTTCAATATAATCACCTCACTTTCACGATAAATTATATCACGTGAAACAATGAACAAGAAAGGATAACAATAATGACTTTAAACGATAAAATCATATTTTACTTAATAGAAAATCCTAAAGCAACCAATTCAGACATCGCTAATTTCTGTGAAATACAAGAAAATCATGCCAAAGTAACCATTTCAAAACTCAAATCCCGAGGACATATTGAAATTTCAGGACAAGGTGCCTCGCGTACAATCACCGTACTAAAAGAACCTACTGTCAAATTGGACAAGAAGGAACGATACAATCGACAACTAGATTTTTTAGAGGAGATTATGTTCTCAGATGTTGACCCGAAATACAGACTAGAAGCATCATCACAGCATATAAGATTATTAAACAAATTATAGAAAGGAGCAAAAACATGTCAGTAGAACATCAGCGTTTTGCAGTTGCAGTATACGCAAAATTAAAAGCAATGAATATGAAACAATCTGATTTAGCGAAGACGTTAAATATTAGCAATCCATATTTATCAGATATTATCAACGGCAGACGTGAAGCGTCGAAAGTGAGAAAGAATATCATCGAGATTTTAGCATTAGATGTTGAAACAGAGAAAGGAGAATAAAAATGGCACGTCCTGTAAAAAATAAACATAGACCTATCAATTTTTTATACGGAGTTTGGACGTTAGAAGAATTTGCACAAGCTAGTCCAAGAACTTACGGGTGGTGGTTAGATAACATCAAAGACTTTCCGGAGCTTGCAGAATTTAGCAATTGGGCTACGAAAAATCAACGTGAAGCGTGGGCATTTGATGCAGTAAAAGCGAATGATTGGTTAATTAAAAAATTTGTTTATAAGGAGGTCTGAAAATGATTGATGAAGTCGAAATATTGCTTGCCGAAATACGAAAATATGACCCGGAATTTAGTCCTAAATCAACAGGTAAATATCTACTCACAGAGCTTCAATCTCGGCATTTAGACTACGAAATAAAACACAAGAAGAGACCAAAGTACAAGCATAGATTTGCGAATTCGATTGAGCGGCATTGGTAAAAGAAAAACCCACAGCTATAAATAGTAAGTTAGAGCTTACTAAAACTGTGAGTTACGAAAAAATATTTGTATTAATTATATCACAGAAATGGAGATATGAGAATGAAAAAATTTTTAAATGAACATGAAAGTAAGCTACTAGTATTTCTGTTTTGTTTTCAAGTCGGAGCATTATTATCAGTCACATATATTGTGGCGGAGTGGATTAAAATATTCTTGAAATGAGGGTTCTAGATGAAGCTATTACAATTTTTCGGACTAGTAAGTGTAGATGAAAACGAAAATGAATATATTGAAAAATCAGACAGATACACATTGGTTTGTTTAGCATTAACTGTGTTAATCGCATTTGTTGTAAGTATTTTTGGTTTGATAGCGAATGGCTGAATTAATAACGATAGTCGCATTGATACTACTATTAATGCTTCTTGCAAGGAGTGATAGAGAATGAATGTAGAAAATCCGATGATAGTAGATGATTACTGGGACGATGGATTTCGACACTGAGGAATGAGGCGAAGGCATGACAGAATATAGAAACGAGGTGCAAGCGTGACAGAATACGCACTTTATAAAGCAGATGAACTACTAATAATCGGCACAGTAGATGAACTGGCGGAGTTTCAGAAAGTGAAGCGTGAAACAATTTTGTTTTATGCTACGCCTACGTATCAAAAGAGGACGACTGATAAGGGGTTAAGAGTAATTAGAGTTGATTAGAAAGGATGTTTTTCTTGGGGAAATATTACTGGCACGTGTCAAGACTTCGCGGGAAGCCGTCGGAAATTCGACACTATAACCATATTACAAAAATGTATAAATTTATTTTGCGAAATCCGGCAATGTTCAAAGATAAAACTTTAACGATTTATGATGACGCAAAAGCAGTTACAAACATGACGTTTAACGAAATTAGGTATAGAGCTAGTTTGAATTTATGTGAAACGGTAGAAAGAAAGTATGTGTTAGGGCTTAAGCAAAGACTTTTCAAGGAGGTGCAGAAAAATGAAAATTATTCTAAATAAATGTTTTGGTGGATTTGAATTATCACATGTAGCATATTTATATCTTTGCGAATTAAAAGGAATTGATGTTCACTCTTATTTAGCAGAGAGCAAGGACGATACTTATCACTTTAAGAAAATAGATAAAAGTTATAAAAAGTCTAATGTATTTGAATGTGTTTGGTATCTTAAAAACGAGTTGCCAAAAATGGAACTAAGTTTAGAAGAAAACTGGGATTTTCTTGAGCACATTGACTTAGACTTCGATGGGGCAAATAGAGCTGATTTAGACTTGATAAGAACTGTTGAGATTTTTGGTGAAGCAGCAAATCCAATTTATTCTAAGTTAACAATAGTAGAAATACCCGATGGAAATGATTTTATTATACATGAAAATGATGGTTTTGAATCTGTGGTTTATGGTCAAAACCTTGGCAAAGCGTGAAGAAGGAGGAACAAGCATGAATTTCAAAGTAGGCGACAGAGTAGAATTCATTTTAAGAAGCAAAAAGCGCGTCGGGACAGTAGAGGAAGTTTACAGCGACACGCAAAAGTGCAAAGTGCATATTGATGAATTTCCGGTGACAGTTACTAAGCCGCAAAAGTATTTGGTGAAAGCGGAAGAACCAGAACTGGTAGTAGTTCCGCAATTTGCCGGCGACTGGATAAATCACTGTAAACAAAGAGAATACGATTTAGCTTGTTTGTTAGACTATGAAGAATCAAACATGCCCGCCGAAACGTGTTCGTGGTTACGTTCTAAAGATAGTAATCAAGAGCTTATAGTGCGAGCTTGGCTAGACGGATACGAAGTTGAGAAAGAACCGCTTTATTATGTACAACTTATTCAAGGGATATGTGGCTATCTCAATGTGCGAAATGACGGAATTCAGTTTTTAAATAGCAGGGGTCAAACTGCTGAGCTTAAAACAAGATTCACAGAAAAAGAAATAAAAGCAATGGATAAAGGTGGCGCTTATTGGCAGTTTGCGGTGCTTGTTGAAGAATTGGAGGAGTAAATATGGAATTATATGCAATAGTTGACGAGGATTTACAGGTTGCTAAACATCGTAGTAAAGGAACTCTAGCAGTGTTTAAAGACTTAGAAATGTTAAAAAAACATGCTTGGAGATATAAAGAGAGTGGAAAATTGTACAAAATTGCGGAGTTAGAACCTATTAACTTCTTTTCTTTTGAGGAAGCGGAGGGTGAAGCATGAGAGCGATTGGATTTAGAGCGTTTGTAAAAAGAAAAAAGAAAATGCTTCCTGTTACGGATTTGTGCTTTAACGAAACAGAAGCTGTAGGTGTGAGCGGTTGTGGTAATGCGAAATGTACGCTGTGCGTCGACTGGTACAGCTTTGATGATGTCGTGCTTATGCAATACACAGGTTTAAAAGACAAAAACGGCAAGAAGATTTTTGAAGGTGATGTGGGCTGGGATGAACACAATGAATGCTACGGCGTTGTTAAATTTGAAGAAGGTAAGTTCTTATATATCTGGGAAAACATCGCAGAAGACTTGTGGGAAGTTGCTGATAACATCGAAATTTGCGGCAATGTGCACGAAAATTTGGGATTGTTGGAGGGAACGGAATGAAACAAAAAGAGTTAGACATCATATTAGAGAATCATGGAAAATGGCTGCGTGTTGAAGGTGGCGAGAGAGCAAATTTAAGTTGTGCAAATTTAAGAAATGCAAATTTAAGAAATGCAAATTTAACTAATGCAGATTTAAGTGATGCAAATTTAAATTGGACAAACTGGCAAGACGTCAGAGGCTTAACAGTAGTATCTGTACAAGTAGACACCTCACGTAAAAACAATCAAATAGCATATATCAAAGAATTAGATATCTGGACGACAGGCTGTTTCCAAGGCACATTAGATGAGCTTAAAGCGTCTGTTGAACAAACACATAAAGCTAATGAAAAGCTTAGAAAGAGATATTACAGAGTGATTGATTTTATTTTGAAAGAGGTGGCGGAATGAATCAAGTAAACGAACGACAAAAAGAAGAAATGAAAAAATTAGCAAATTTAATTATCGAAAACCCAGATTTACCAGTCGTTACTATGACAGATAACTTTGACGATAAGGGGACTAGCGTATGGACAGCAGGGTGTTGTTGCAGGGTAAGTATTGATTACATTTATAGTCCTAAATACGGTGAATGGCTATCAGGCAATAGAGATGACAGACCATATTTTAAAAGTTTAGATTATTATGAAGCGATAGAAGAAATGAGCGAAAGAATCCATCCTCGTGACACGACTAATCCAGAGGAAATTTGGAATAACCTCGCTTGGAAAAAAGTCATTTTAATATACGCTGGGCAATTAGAGAAAGTAAGTGATGTCTATTTGGAGTTAGTAGAATGAAGTACCAACAACATGAAACATATTCTTTTCAGCTAAGGCGTTTAAAACGTTCTGTACTAGTGTTAATTCTTAGGATTATTAAAAGTTTGAAAGAGGTGGCGGAATGACAACATTTAAAAAAAGAAATATTCTGAGTTGGCGCAGTGGATTGCCTTACGATAATACGAGTTTTGCAGTAGGCAGACCTCCAGAAGGTGGGCAACATGGTTATGAATTTTACAACGGTGATTCGAATGTAAATGTAATCTGCATTGAATATATACTGCCTAATTCAATCACGGAAAGCGCAGGAAACTATATTATCAAGTTGGAAGATGATAGGAGAATTGTTATCTCCGAAGAAATTCCGTCTTTTATTGAGGAGGTGGCGGAATGAAACAAGTCGGATTTTATTTTTCCAGAGAAACTAACGAAGCACGTTCATCCTGTCCAGAATGCAGCTGGATGAATACAAGTTCTAATAAAATGGCAATTTTTGAAAGTATAAAGATTAATCGGCCAGTGCATGTGAAATGTAATCATTGCGAAACGTTTTATAACATTGGTGGAACTGGTGAGGAGGAATAAGAATAATGATGAACCGTGTAGTGCTTGTAGAAAAAAAGGCAGATAATATCTGCCTCAATTACCAAATACGGTTACCATAATAATTTTACTAACTAATTCAGCTATGTTTGGATATTTTCCTACTAATTTGTCAAATCGGTTAAGTAAACCAGGTTTAATATCTTCTGTCTCAAGAGTCTTTATTAACTCTGTTCCTTCTTTTTTGTCAGTAGGGTCTTCAATACTTTCAACAAGTGGCTTTAAGTCTTCGATAGTAATATTGGAGAAGTAATTTGTAATAGAGTTATTATCGCCAAATGAGGAACCATAAACATTGTTGATATTGAATTGATGTGTAGGCATTACTATTGATTCATCTCCTTTTTCAATGAAATTTCGACCGTCACGAGTGACAAACGCTGACGGGTGTAAAGAAAAGCCTTCGTCCATATCTGGACTAATTAACTTTTTCTTCTGTGATTCATATGACAGATAACCTTGATATTCACAATCATTTAATAAATCCATCAAGTCACTTCTTGATAATTCAGGAAAAGAATTATCTTCGTGAAAATGTTTATCTCGTATTTCAGTTAACACTTTTTTGATTTGATCATCATAGTTTGGTGTAATCATATTTCTAATCATCCTTTTTACGTTAAGTATCTCACAACAGGTTATTATGTGTAAAGTTAAAAAGTTTTTAGAAGTAGTAATAAAAAAACAGGAGGTGCAAAATGACAAAACAAATCATCATTAACGAAGCAAACAGTCTACTTCACAGAAAGAGCAAAGAATTGAGTAAATCAATCATTAAAACACCAAAAGACTTAGAAAGATTCGCGATTGGTCTGGATAAATTGTCGCAAGATATGTGGGACTATAAAAATGAATTGGAGGGGATTGAATGAGTATTCAACCTGGAGATAAAGTCGAGGTGCAGGATAGAAGTGGTGTAGAGAAATATGTTATTGATGGTGAAATTTACAAAGTGATTGGTTTGAACCAAGGTGGAATGTTGAAACTTCAAGATAACGATGGATTTAGTGAGATTTTCATTCCGCGTAATCAAGTGAAGAAATTTGTGGAGGATGTGACTAGTTATTGATTGAATGGAAAATTATCTCATCTGGAAGTAAAGGTAACTGTGTGATTGTTAATGATGTGATGATTGATTGCGGTGTTCCTTTTAAAAGAATTAAAGAACATTTGTATGACATTAATTATTTATTGTTAACTCATATTCATTCTGATCACATCAATTCTAGTACTTTGGAAAACATCAGGAAGTTGTTTCCAAAAATAACTATCATTGGTAATTATCAAATAGCACAATTGTATGATATTGATATTATCGGAAACAGTGACTTTAAAATTACATTACCGTCCTTTGAAGTCACACCTTTTGAGTGTTTTCATGACGTTATTACTCAAGGTTACACATGGCGTGTTGATGGTGAAAATATCATTTACGCTACTGACACCAGTTCGCTAGAAAATGCTCCTCATCTAAAATTTGATTATTTGTTTATTGAAAGTAATCACGATGAGAAAAAACTTGAAATGGCGCGTAATAAATCCAAGTACGGATACGACCCTTATACAGGTGGTAAGCGACATTTGAGTACACAACAATGCAAAACTTTCTACTATTTAAATAGACGGAGAAAAGAGAGTCAGTTAATTGAATTACACAAGAGCGAAAGATTTTACTAAAGGAGGGACAAAAAAATGGTTATGACAGAGGAAGAAGCGATGGTTTTACTTCTATATAAAGAATGCGACAGTGTCGAATTTAAAAAGTTTAATGCAAATACAGAGGAAGCGACGAGATTCACTAGATTAGCTAATAAACCTAATTTTGAAAGTAACTATGATGAAGATTTAGGTGTGCTAAATTGGTTCACATCCAATCATAAAAATATTGATGTTGTAGCTTTTTTGAAAAGAGGTGAGAATAATTGAACACTTTGCCTAAAATTAATATCGAATCGCCTGTTGTCACGCAAGGGTCTATCTTATTTCCTGCATATAAAAAAATAAAAAGCGACTCATTATTATTAGCACAGCAGATTGAAAATATTGAGGTGACAGAAGAGAATGTTAAACAATCTAAAAAATTACTTGCGGCAGTGAATAAAGAAGTAAAGAATTTAGAATCGGAACGTATTTTAATCAAAAAAGAAATGTTGGAGCCTTATAACGAATTTGAAAAACAAGTAAAAGAAATTGTGTCCATTGTAAAAACAGCAGATGAAATGGTCAGACAACAAGTGACGCAAATGGAAGAAGAAGAAAGAGAAGATAAAAAGCTTGTACTAAAACGGATGTTTGAAAAAAGAATCAGAATGTATGACTTTAAAACATATTTCACTTTTGATGATTTTTTAGAAAACAGATATTTGAACAAATCATTATCTATTAACAAAATTGAGTCTGAAATGGTTGAGTGGTTGACAAAAATCGAGACTGAATTAAAGGTCATCGAAACAATGCCTCACGCGGACGAAATCATTGCAGAATATAAAGAAACAAAGGATTTAGCAGTCAGTGCGCAAATAGTTTCTGATAGACACAAAGCACAGGAACTAATTAAAGAAGCGAAGAATGATATCAAAGATGATCAACTGCATACCAAAATTACATTTACATTGTTTGACGAGAAAGATATAAAACTTGTAGAAATGTTCATGCAACAAAATAAAATAAAATTTGAAAAGGTGGAGAAATAATTATGGCACAAGGTGAAAAATTAGAACAATTAGAATTGGTAGAAGTAGTAATCAAAGAAGGCAAAGCGACTTTACAATTTATTGATTTAGATCGTGGAGAATTGAGAGAAGTTATTTTTAATAAGAATGTATTTGACAAAGAAAAAAATGAATTTGTACCAGATGCGGAAAAAGCAGTAAAAGTAGAAGAATGGTGTCAAGAGTACTTTCAATTAACATTTGACGATTTATCTAAAGCGATAGGAGAGAAAAGAGATATTTATGCTTATGACAAATTCAACAGTTTGTGGGAATCAGAACAAATTGCTAAGTTTGATAAAGACATGGTCGGACAAATTATTTCATCAACTGTTAAAGACGTTACTGATGACGGCATTGGAGTTCATATTAAATTTGAACATGAGGGAGAAATTTATCAATCAAATATGACCTATTCAGATTATATGGAAACAATGAAAAAGTGGTTTACAAATCCTCAGAAGCAAAGAAAACAATATGAAAAATTTGAAGAGAAGTTTGGAATCAGTATTGAGAACAAAGAAGAATTGATTGGTAAGGATATCATGGTCGAAGTTAAATCAGCCTTTGGTAAGTTTGTTTATGCAGATATCAAACCGTTTCCGAAGAAAAAGAAATAATCACGAAATGACAATCAAGTAAATTAAGAGCGAGCCAAGGTGTTCGCTCTTAAACAAGGAGGGAAAAATGGATAATCTACTTTTCTATGATATAGAAGTATTTAAAGAAGATTCGCTTGTCGTATTCAAAGATATTGACAAGAATATAGTGAAAACTTTTCACAATAACTTTAAGGAAGTAAAAAATCTTGTCACAGGAAAAACATTAGTCGGTTATAATAACCATTTTTACGATGATTTTATACTGACAGCGATGATAGACGGTCATACGCCTTTTCAAATTAAGAAACTAAATGATGAGATAATCGCAGGTCAACGAAAGAAAAGAATACATTCAGCTATTCATTCTCTCGATTGTTTTCAACAAATTGATGTTGCAAAACCTGGTTTGAAAAAAATTGAAGGAAATATGGGGAAAATGATTTTAGAATCTAGTGTGGATTTTACAATAGATAGAAAACTTACAGACGAAGAGTTAGAAGAAGTTTTTGATTATTGTTCGTATGATGTTGACACGACTATCGAAGTCTTTCAAATGCGTGAATATAATTACTTTAATGTCAAAGACACATTAATTGAAATGCTTCCTCATAATCTTCAATCTAAAGCACACAAATGGAATACGACGACAATTAGCGCAAATGTATTGATGGACAAACCGTCGCCAAAATGGTCAGATATTCGACTTGGTGAATATGATCCAGATGGTGAATACGAAATGTTAAAACTTGTACCTCAAGAAGTAGTCGATATTTGGCAAGATAAAGAACAGAAGAAGAAAAATATTACAATAAAAGAATTTGATTGTGACATTCAGTTTGGATTTGGTGGATTGCATGGTGTTCATTCAACTAGAAAAAGATTTGAGAATGTAAAACTATTAGATGTAGCTTCTATGTATCCGCATATCATCCTCAATCTACAAGCATTGGGACCCGCGACAAATAAATATCATGAGATTTTAAATAAACGAATTGAAGTGAAGCACAAGGATAAAAAGTTATCTGATGCTTTAAAATTAGTTCTTAATTCGGTTTACGGTAACTTGAAAAATCAATACTCCTTACTAAATAATCCAAACGCCGCACTAAGTGTTTGTGTATATGGACAGATAGCCTTATATGAGCTTTGTAAACGTCTTTCGCCCTTTGTCACTTTGGTGAATATTAATACTGATGGGGTGGCGTTTACGACATCTAGTAATGAATATAAAACAATATGGAAGGAATGGGAAGAAGACTTTCATTTGACGCTTGAGGAAGACAATTTTGAACTATGGATTCAAAAAGATGTAAATAACTACATCGCTCTACAAAATGGTGAAATTAAGACAAAAGGTGGGGATGTAAGTCGTTATCATTCAGACCAACTGTTTAAGAATAATAGTATCCGGATTATAGACATCTGTTTGGTTGAATATCTCGTCAACGGTCAAGACGTTCTGACTACAATACAAGAAAATTTAGATAAACCGCATCTATTCCAGTATATTCTGCAGGCAGGTGGAACTTATAAAGGAACTTTTGATAGCGATGGTAGACAATACAATAAGATTAATCGAGTATTTGCATCACGAAAAGAAGGGGCTTTATTACAGAAAAAAAGACAAGACGATGGACTGGTGAGATTTCCAGACACCCCTGATAATATGCTTGTATGGAATGACGAATGTGATAAATTAAAAAACTTTAGTCAATTGATTGATATTACTTTCTACTATAATTTAGCGAAACAACGTATTGAGAGGTGGGAATAAATGTGTATGTCGAATATTTAGAAGGAGAAAAACACGACTCATCAGGAGCAGATATATCAGAAAATCATGAAACATTTCAAGATGCAGGTTATTTGCTGACAGATGTCGATTTGATTATAGATATTGACAACTTGAGCAAGGAGCAGATTAAAGATATCATTTCCTATTTTGAAATAAAAACACAGATTGTCTGGACAGAACGAGGAGCACATTTCTATTTTAAAAAACCTAGTGCTTTCAGAGGCGCAAAAGGAATATGTGCGCTTGGTGTAGAGGTCGAATATAAACATGTCACTAACACTAAATCAATAACTATCAAAAGAAATGGTCATCTCAGAGAAATCGACAATAACGGTATTCGTGAAGAACTACCAGATATTTTCAAAATCATTCGAAAAGCTTCTAATTTGAATGGATTGGATGAAGGGGACGGTAGAAATCAAGCGTTGTTTCGACATAGAACATTAATCGCAACTATATCTTCATGGTCTCGAATAGTAACGTTCATCAATAACGTTGTCTTTGCTACACCACTTCCACATGAGGAAATCGACACAATAACACGTGATATGGAAATAAAAGCAGTGAAGGACGGAGAAGCTGCTATTGCTGATTTGATAATGAAAGAAAAACGTATTGTAAAGTATTCGAAACAGTTGTTTTACTTTGACGGAAACGAGTATATCAGTGATGATGATCAGTTAAAAAGATTAGTATTTAATTACTGTAATGGTCAAAAAACAAGGTACGTTGATGAAGTTATCAATCAAATGCATTACAGAGCGAAGTTGATTCCTGATGATGATGTTTTTGATATCAAATTAAAGAATGGGATTTTACGTGATGGTAAGTTCATTGAGATTGATTACACTGATTTCACACCATACTCCATAAACGCAAAATATGACCCTGACACCGAAGCAGTACAGATAGTAGATGAGTATTTGAACCACTTGACCGACTCAGATGAAGATTACAAGAAGTTTGTTCTCGAGATGATGGGATACTGCTTTGTTGTAGATAAAGAAATAAAACGAATGATTGGTCGGTTTTTTATTCTCGTAGGCGGTGGAGGAAATGGAAAAGGGACACTTCTTTCTATTATAAGGTCTATTTTAAATCAGAAGAATTGTACAGGATTGTCTATTAAAAACATGACAGATGAAAGGTATTTCAATGTTTTACAAGGTCGTTTGGCAAATTTAGGTGATGACATACAAGATGAGCCGATTAACAACGAGCAAATGAAAGTCTTGAAGAACATATCCACATGTGATTTTGTTGAAATGAGAAAGCTTTACGGAAATGCGAAAAGTGTTGAAATGACACCTACGTTAATTTTCACAAGTAATCACATTATCAAATCATTTGAAAAAGGTGATTCTTACAAACGACGAGTGACATGGATGCCTATGTTCACAAAGGTGAGCAAGAAAGATAAACGTTTCATATCTAATATCACGAATGAAAAAGCATTGCAATATTGGACGAAACTAGTAGTAGAAGCATATTTTCGAATCTATGAAAATGAGGATTTTACGAAGACAAGTAAAGTAGAAGAATTCAACGCAAGATATCACGAAGACAATGACAGTACACTGGAATTTGTTCATGATTTAGATATTTTAGATGTAGAAGGTAAGCGTGGTCCAGAGATTTACGAAGAGTATGAGCTTTGGGCTGAGGAAAATGGGTTGAATGTTCAGAGCAGAAGAGCTTTGAACACCACAATCAAATCTGTTTTAGATTTAGAGACAAAGCCTGTCAAAATCAATGGAAAGACTGCGAGGATTTATCAGAAGTGCTAATTGTGTGTTATTTAAAAACTATTCTGACAATAGTTACAAAAAACATGTAACCCGAGGTTCAAAATGTAACTTCCAGAAATCGCATAGTATCAGTAGCTAGACACCATAAAGTTACAAGTTACATTTTTTTATTAATAAAAAGTATATATATTTATTTATATTTAAGAAAAGAGTACAAAAATAAAAACTTTTTCGCCGTTTTTTTTGTAACCTGTAACCACGTTCTGTCAGAAGGGATTTGAGCGTTACAAGTTACAAAATGGGTTTTGTAACTGTGCAGTCTGCGGAAAATGGAGGGATAAAAATGAAAAGATTTCTTATTATATGTGGAAATCATGTAGAAACTAAATATGAATTTGAAGAATTTGTTCAGAATAAAGAAGAATATATTACGAGTGTAAATTATGATGAGCTTTCTGTCGAATTAGGAAATGAGAAATATATATTTACAAGTCTTAGTAATTTAAAAAGTTTCTCAAAAATGAAATTTGATGAATATGCAATTGGAAAACTATTATTTAGAAGACATAGTCTTGAGGAACTTGAAATGTTATTGGACTCTTGGAGGAGATAATATTGTTCACCCATATTCGAAAATTTATAAGCAAATGGTTTACTACTCAAGATATTTACATTGAACAAATGACCCATGAAGAAACAATCCCATTTAACAAGGAGGAGACTATGAAACTATATCATGTTGAAACACAGGAAGACTATGACGCATTGATGTTTAAGTTGGAGGAAGAAGGATGCGAGTGGAGTTCTACAGGCAATAAACCTACAAAGGATGGTCGCTGGCATTTTTTTAAGGGAGATACTGTAATAGAGAAGTATTATATTTATTTAGAGGTTGCGTCAAAAGAATATTGTGAAAGAGTATATCCTGATACACCAATCGAAAAATACAAAGCGAAGCAAGATGAAGTAGTAAAGCTTCACGATGCCGCTGCAAATATCATGAAAACATTTTCTGCTGTCGGAGTATCTATGAAAAATCAAAATAACGACAACGTAAACAACCCATCACATTACACATCTGGTGGTATTGAAACGCTTGACTACATTAAAGCAAAAGTAAAGGATTATCCGAGCTATGTTGCTGGGAACATACTTAAATACGTTTCGCGTTATGAGCATAAAAATGGTATTGAAGATTTGAAGAAAGCGCAGTTTTATTTGAATGATTTGATTGAATGGATGGAGAGTGATTGAATGTTTAAAACCTTAAGTTCATTTTATTTTTTTATGATTATCATTATAGTGTTGTCGACTGCTTTCGGCTTTCTTAGTCACTCGGAAGCAGAATATATGTTCTTATTAATCATTTCTCTTGTCATGGTTGAGAATATGAACAAACGCTAGATATAACGTGTGAGATAGAATTTTATTAGGAGAGTGATTGAATGTCAAAACGATTGACTAAAGCGCAATTTCAATATATAGAAGATGAACTTAGACATTATTATGATACTAAAAAAGAATTGGAGCAGCTTAGGTTAAATGTTATCACAGGATCTATTTATCAAGAATATGTAGACGAAAACATTGGTGGAAGTTCCTCTGGAAACATTAGTAATCAAGTTGAACAAAGAGTCACGTTGCTTGATATGGATGTTCAAATACAACGAATGAATAAAGTTGTCAGGGTCATTGATAAAGTGATTGCAAACTTAAACGAGAATGACAGGATGGTTATTAAGCTTCGTTACTGGTCACGTGAAAGATACACATGGGAACATATTGGAATGAAGTCTCACATGGGCAGAGCGACAGCGATAAGACATCGAGACGTTGTAATAAAAGAAATTGGTAGATTTCTTGGATTTTAATTGTGAGACGAAAGTGAGACTTTAAGGGTCGCTTGACATGTTAAGATTATAGAGTAGAGAAGTGAAGATGATTACAAAAATAAATCATATGTTGAGTCTGCACTTCACTTCTCATCTATAATCGCATGATGATATAGCAGGAGGTTGCTATGTTGCCGGACAGAGGCTTTGTATCTGGTCGTTGGTTTTAATGGGAGACGCATCCCATTCCAATCTCACTAGTCCCAACAAGAGACACCTTCTTGTTCAATCTCAATACTCGTGGCGGAATGGTAGACGTTGGTCGAAGCATACTGTTTAGAGCCGACTATCGGTCAACATAGGCAACTGGCCGACGTATGTTTCATGCAAGGTGCAAATCCTTGCCGAGTATGTTAATGACAATGCCTTCTCTCTATTTAATAGCAGATACGTTCTGATGGGAAGGCTTTATAATATCCACCCTTGTGAAAGCCAAAGGCAAAACAACACGGTGAGTAGTGCAAGATAAAAACCTATCACTGACGAGTGATACCGTAGAAGTTTAAGTGGTTTTATAACTACGGATACATAGAACAATGAAGTCCAGCACATTGTGTGTTGGGCTTTTTATATAGGGGTGGATTAATGCTAACACAAGCAGAACGTCATACATTCTATAAGTCAAAGGCATGGGTAAGCATACGTAAAGAAGTATTAAAGCGTGATAACTATGAATGTCAAGAGTGCAAGAGGCAAGGCAAGGTGTTTACTGATTATCATGACCCAGACAAGCATAAAAGACTCGACGTAGACCATATTAAGGATTTAGAACATCATCCTGAACTTGCGCTTGATATAGATAATCTCACTACTCTGTGTGTAAAGTGTCATAACAAAAAACATAATCGCTTTCAATTTAGAAGGAAAATAAATAAATGGGTGAATGATGAACGATGGTGACACCCCCGGGTCAAAGGTTTGCTCTTTAATTTGGCTCTGGGGAACGGTGTGGGGATCGATTCCGCAGAAATATTAAAAAGTCTCATGAAGGAGGGAGGGTTAAAAGTGGAATATAACATAAAGAAATTGGAAAAAGAATTGTTATCAAATATTGATACTACTAGTCAGAAAGAACTTGAAAAAGTTAATCGTTATATTAATTTAATACGTATATATTACGAGTTAGACAAAAGCATTGAAATGGATGGTGCTGTTGTTGTCACTGAAAACGGCTCGCAAAAATTCACGAAAACTAATCCAGCAATACAAGAAAAAAATAGAATCAACACTTCATTATTATCTATTGAACGTTCTTTTATATTCAAAGGCGAAAATGATAATCAAGATGGTAGTGACTTGATATGATATCAAATAAACACGTTGATAACTATATACAGTCGTATAAAAGTGGAAAAATACTACTCAATAAAGAGCGAATCGATCTAATAAATTACTTGCAAGAACATGTTCTTAGTAGAGATGATATATATTTTGATGAGACACAGATAGAAAATTATATTGCTTTTAGTGAAAAATGGTACTTTCCTTTGGATAACTGGGAAAAGTTTATTGCACCATTTATTTTTTTATATTTTAAAGAAGACAATGAACTGTTTTATGAAGAGTTCTTTATAACACTTGGTCGCGGTGGCGGTAAGAACGGGTTTATAAGTACACTTTCAAATTATTTTATAAGTCCGCTACATGGGATTAACAATTACGATGTTTCGGTAGTAGCGAATTCCGAAGACCAAGCGAAAGTTAGTTTTAAAGAAGTATTTAATACAATAGACGGAAATCCTAAATTGGAAGGTAGCTTTGACGCGTGGAAAGCACAGATTATTGGCAAAGGAACCAACAGCGTTTTTAAATTTCAAACGTCAAATGCAAAAACTAAAGATGGTGGTCGTGAAGGCTGTGTTATTTATGATGAAACACATGAATATGAAGATAGACAAATAATTGATGTATTTTCTGGAGGACTTGGTAAAGTCGCAAATCCCAGAGAATTTTTTATTGGCACTAATGGGTTTGTAAGAGCGGGATTTTATGACAAGTTGGAAGAACGTAGTAAAGCAATTTTAAGTGGTGAAAATCTTAACGACCGTATGTTTCCTTTTATTTGTAAGCTAGATAATCCAGAGGAAGTCAAGAATGAAGATATGTGGGAAAAAGCAAATCCTGCTTTTGAAAAGCCTTTAAGTCCTCGTTCTAAACGCTTACTAAATAAAGTTAGAAAACAATATGAGGCATTAACGAATAATCCGAGCGGCAGAGAAGCGTTCATGACTAAGCGAATGAACCTTCCAGAAGTAGATTTGGAAAAGGTAGTAGCCCCTTGGGAAGACATTCTCGCAACTAACCGGGAAATGCCAGAACTCCAAAACCGAGCTTGTATTGGTGCATTTGACTATGCAAGCGTTAAGGACTTTGCAGCTGTTGGATTGCTGTTTCGTTTAGGCGACGATTATATTTGGAAAACACATTCCTTTGCTAGAAAAGGATATTTGGATATCGCAAACCTTAAACCGCCCATCAAAGAATGGGAAAAACAGGGATTATTGACCATTGTAGATGAACCTACAATCGACCCTCGTCATGTGGTCAATTGGTTTGTTGAAATGCGAGAAACATATGGTATTCAAAAAGTAATTGGAGATAATTTTCGAATGGACCTGATGCGCCCGCTGTTTGAAGCAGAAGGTTTTGACCTTGAGATTATTCGAAATCCACGTGCAGCTCATAGTTTGCTTGCTCCGCGAATTGAAACACTGTTTGCTAATCACCGTATTGTATTTGGAGATAATCCGTTAATGCGATGGTATACAAATAATGTTGCGGTGAAAATCAAACCGGATGGAAATAAAGAGTATCTTAAAAAAGACGAGCACAGACGTAAAACGGATGGATTTCAGGCTTTTGTCCATGCTCTTTGGCGCGCGGATGAAATAGAAGATATGGATGTAGAAGAGGTATTGAACATGCTTAATGCGATTGCATTTTAAGCTGAATAACTATAGACCTAAATGTTTGGATATAGTGGAAAGTGCATACTTTCCTGCTAGTTCTGCAGTTACTAACAGCGACGCAGAAGCAACTCTATCAGCTATTTGTTTTACTTTTTTCCATGATTCGTTGTCTCTAATGTTATCTAAAAATAGATGACCTTCCCAGGTAATGGCTTCTATTGAAACATCGTATACAGAACCCGACTGTATGAAAGTTCTAGTTGTTAAGAAACCAGCTTCACTTAACTTTTCTATACAGTAGTTTACATCATCTGAGCCAAATTGTTTGTGCGCATTAAAGTCTAACAATTGGTCATAGGCTAAATATCCACTATAAGGCATTCTTTCTTCTATATCTAGCATAACTTGACGAACACAATCTTGATTTAAACGCAATATAATCACCTCCTTATTTTAAGGTGATTATATCACAAGGAGGTGATAAATTGGGACTCTTTACAGAACTGTTTAAAAGAAACAAAGAAATTGAGTGGATGTGGGATTTAGACTTTTTAGAGGACAAAACTACCAAAGTCTACTTAAAGAAAATGGCTTTAAATACATGTGTAAAACTTATAGCCAGAACCATTGCAAAATCTGATTTTAGATTAAAAAATGGAGAAGTTAGTGTACGGGATAAATTGTATTATAAGTTAAATGTTCGCCCAAACACAGATATGAGTTCAAGTTCCTTCTGGGAAAAGGTGATCTATAAATTAATCTATGATAATGAGTGCTTGATCGTCCTTTCAGATACGGACGATTTTTTAATTGCTGATAGTTACGTGAGAAAAGAATATGCATTCTACCCAGATGTTTTTGAGGGAGTCACTGTTAAAGATTATCGTTATAATCGTAACTTTAGTATGGACGATGTGATTTTTCTGGAATATGGAAATGAACGACTGGCAGCATTCACAGATGGAATGTTCGAGGATTATGGAGAGTTGTTTGGAAAAATGATTCGCGCACAAATGCGTAATTTTCAAATTCGTGGAGCTGTCAACTTCAAAATGGCAGGCGTTGCAGATAAAGATAAACAAATAAAGCTACAAGAATATATTGACAAAGTCTATGCTTCCTTTAACAACAATGAAATTGCGATTGTTCCTCAATTAGAAGGCTTCAACTATGAAGAATTTGGAACAACAAGCGTGAATAATAGTCAAAGTTTTGATGAAGTTAAGAAGTTACGTAAAGAAATGATTGACTATGTGGCTAGTATTCTTGGCATTCCCTCTGCTCTATTGCACGGAGATATGGCAGATTTAAGTAACAATATGAAAGCTTATATGGAATATTGTATTGATCCACTCACTAAAAAGCTAGAAGACGAATTAAACGCTAAATTATTTACTTCCAGCGAATTTTTAGCAGGTGAACATGTCAAAATAATACACAAAAAAGACATTATTGAGAATGCAGAAGCTGTAGATAAGTTGGTTGCTTCTGGTTCCTTTAATCGTAATGAAGTTCGAGAATTATTGGGCGTTGAACGAGTAGATAATCCGGAATTAGATAAATACTTAATTACTAAAAACTATCAGTCAGCTGATGAAGGAGGTGAGAACGAATGACGTTGGAGATTAAAGGAACGATTATTTCAAATAATCAAAAATGGATTTATGACATGCTTAATATGGAAAGTACTAGTCCAAGAGACATCGTTTTACCAGAAAACAATGAACCGATTGACGTGATTATCAATTCTGGCGGTGGTGATGTATATGCTGGTAGTGAAATTTATACTACATTGAAAAGTTATACCGGAACTGTAAATATGAAAGTTGTAGGTATAGCTGCTAGTGCGGCTTCGGTCATTGCGATGGCAGGAGATAAAGTGGAAATTAGTCCCACAGCCCAAATTATGGTGCATAATGTCGCTTCCGGAGTGTTTGGGGATTATCGAGATCTTGAACATGAAGCAAAAGTTTCAAAAGGTTTCAATGTATCTGTGGCAAATGCGTACATGGACAAGACTGGAAAGAACATGGACGAACTATTAAAGCTTATGGGTGAAACTACTTGGTTTAATGCACAACAAGCAGTAGAAGCTGGCTTTGCTGATGAAGTAATGTTTTCTAATGAAAAAGCACCGCAGTTAGTTGCCAGTCTCTCACCAGTAATCCCACAGGATGCAATTGAAAAAATCATAAATAATATAAGACCGCCGCAGTTAGATATCGATGCAATTGTAGGAAAAGTAATAAATCAGTTAGAACAATCAAATGATAAAGAAGAGAAACCGAAAAAGGAAAATATACATCCTTTCAAACGGTTTCTTTTTTAATACCCAAAAATAGGAGGAAATAAATTATGACTATCAAATTAAAAAACAACCTTGTAAATTATGAGGAAAAACGAACAGCTTTTGTTAATGCTGTTAAAAACGAAGAGACACAAGAAATTCAAAACAAGGCTTATGTGGAAATGGTAGATGCGATGGCTGCTGATATTATGGACCAAGCAAAAAAAGAAGCGCGTCAAGAGGCGGACCAGTATATTTCAGCTAGCCGAACAGACAAAAATATCACGAATGAAGAAATTAAATTCTTCAATGATATTAATAAAGAAGTTGGTTACAAAGAAGAAACATTGTTACCGCAAACAGTAGTTGATGAAATCTTTGAAGATTTAACAACAGAACATCCTTTCTTAGCTTCAATCGGAATGCGTACTACTGGTTTACGTACTAAGTTCTTAAAATCTGAAACAAGCGGTCTTGCTGTATGGGGCAAAATCTTTGGTGAAATCAAAGGACAATTGGATGCTACATTCAGTGAAGAAGAATCTATTCAAAACAAACTAACCGCTTTCGTTGTAGTACCAAAAGACCTTGAAAAATTTGGTCCTGCATGGGTAAAACAATTTGTTGTTACTCAAATCGAGGAAGCATTTGCTGTAGCATTGGAAAGTGCTTATATTATTGGTGACGGTAAAGACAAGCCTATCGGTTTAAATCGTAAAGTTGCAAAAGGAACCGCTGTCGCAGACGGTGTTTATCCTGAAAAACCTGCCGCTGGGATTTTGACACTTGCTGACTCTAAAACAACAGTTAATGAATTAACAGATGTATATAAATATCACTCTGTGAAAGAAAACGGACATCCATTAAATGTCGCAGGCAAAGTTACTTTACTAGTCAATCCTACAGATGCTTGGGACGTTAAAAAGCAGTACACAAGCTTAAATGCAAATGGTGTGTATGTGACTGCATTACCTTACAATTTAAATATTATTGAATCATTATTCGTTCCAGAAAAAAAAGCTATTTCATACGTGGCGGAACGTTATGATGCGCTCGTTGGTGGGCCATTGGATATTTCTATTTTTGACCAAACGCTTGCATTTGAAGATCTTAACCTATATGCTGCAAAACAATTTGCTTATGGTAAAGCGAAAGACGATAAAGCTTCCGCTGTGTGGACATTGAATATCAAACCAGCAGAACAAACTCCGGAAGGGTGATTGTAAATGGCTAAATTTGAAGTATTAAAGAAATTCAAAGACAAAGAAACAAAGGAAGTATATGAAAAAGGAACTGAAATTGAATTGATTGTAAAACGTGCAGATGAAGTCGCTAATAATTTGGGAACTTCATTTTTAAAGCGATTGGATGAACCAAAAAAAGATAAAAAAAAGTAGGTGCTGTACATGGAAGTATCAGATGACCTTCTTAAAAAATTTAAAGAGCGTATGCATATCTCTCACAATAGCGAAGATAGCAATTTAAAAGAGTTGCTATCTTTTTCTATTGCTGATTTACAAGAAAAATGCGGGCTGTTTAATGTAGATGAACACTTTAGGGCAAGGGAATTGGTTATTGAACGTACTCGCTACGCATACAACGATTCGATAGAATTCTTTGATGAAAACTTTCAATCACAAATAACTAGCTTAGGCTTCTCTCTCTATGTAGCTGAAAGTGGTGAATCTGATGAAGTTTCAGTTTAAACCTCAAAAAGTTCAGAGTGGCGATTTACGTACTCCGGTTGTTTTTTTTGCATACCAACCAGTAAATGGTCCTGAACCAGGTGAAGTAGAAAAAGTAACTCTTTTTGAATGCTTTGCAGAAGTCTACAAGCCATCTATGAAGGACTTAGAAATCTTGCATGGTACGGCAACAAAAGAAGCTGTCACAATTAATATTCGAGATACTAAAGGTGAGTATACGGTCAGTAACAAACATTATGTAGAAATATTAGATTATCGCTATTTAGGCAAAAGATTTAATGTTATTGATGTTAGCCCGGACTTGCAAAGTAATAGCTTTGTAAATGTGCTTCTGGGGGTTCAAACATGAGTGTAGAAGTTACAGGAGTAGAAGAATTAGAAAGACAGTTAGTTAGTTTATTTGGACGAGAAAACTTGCCACAATTAATAGACCCTGCTTTAATTGCAGGCGCAACCCTTGTTGCAAAAACGCTTAAAAGTGAATTTGTTCAATTTAAAGACACAGGCGCATCAATTGATGAGATTAATATAGAAAAACCTGTGTATGACAAAGGGGTCAGAAGTATAAAGATTAACTGGAGAGGTCCTAAAGACAGGTATAAAATAATCCATCTCAACGAATATGGTTACACAAGGAATGGTAAAAAAATCACACCAGCAGGAACAGGTAGTGTTGCCCGGTCACTAAGAATATCTGAAAGAGCTTACAGGGAAATTGTACAGAAGAAAATAGGTGATAAACTATGATTGATATTTTGAACATCATATATACGACATTAAGTAAAAACGATATCATTCACACTTCTTGCGAAGAGAGAATCAAATATTATGATTTTCCAAGCACAGGTGATTCTAACAAAACTTTCTTGTTAATCATTCCTTTAGATGTTCCAGTACCTACGAATTTTTCCAGCAATGAATCCACATGGGAAGATTTTTTAGTACAAATCGATGTGCAATCTGACAATAGATTAATTGTTAAACAAATACAAGAAGAAGTTAGAAAAGAAATGAAACAATTAGGGTTTGGACAACTCGCTGGTGGATTAGATGAATATTTCCCAGAAACAGGTCGATTTGTAGATGCACGAAAATACAGTGGATTGCCATACAAGCTATATCAATAAAAATAATAGGAGTGAAATAAATGATTACAACAATCGGATTTGAAAAAGCGACTTTCGGTATTTTTGATGAGAAAGACGAAAAAGTAACAAAAAAAGTAGAAGTAAATGGTAAAAATAAAAAAGGTGGTACGGTTGAAGCGGATATTTCTGGTCTTGATGCGGAAGCTATTAAAGTTTTTGCATCCAATGGTCCGTACTACATTTCCAAAAAAGGTTCTGGTGATGTTAAGCAAACGATTGGTATTATGGAACTACCTTTCGAATTAGGACAAGAGTTGCTAGGCCGTCAAAAGAATGCAGATGGTATTGTAACTGTAGGGAAAAACACTGCTCCACCATATGCATCTTGTGTGATGGAAAGTGAAACGTTGCGAGGGGAACCGGTATTCTTTGCTTTACTAAAAGGAAAATATGGACAAGATGACGTTAAATTAAATACATCTGAGGATAAACCAAAGGAGCCAGGAGCAACTAGTCTCACTGGCGAATTTGTTTATAATGATGCTGGGGACGTTTTTGCTATGGCTGTGGGTGAAGAATTCCGAGATAAAATTTATAAAATGGCTTTTCCTGGTTACACCGAAACACCAGTAGTACCAGAAGGATAAATATTTTAAGAGTAGGTGAACTCCTACTCTTTTTTTATTGACAAAAATTATAAAAAAGGTGGAGAAAACATGATTAAACTAGAAATTTTTAACAAAAAAGAAAAAAAGAAAGAACTTTACGAAAGAGAAGATACATCTGTAATTGAATTAGAAGAGTATTGGAAATTACAAGAAAAAATTAGAGAATACATTAACACTTCTGATGACCCTAAAAAAACGATGATTCTAGAAATGCAGTTGAAATTTATAGTTAAATTATTTAACGATAAGAATTTGAGTGTAGATTTTCTTAAAAAAAATATTCCTTCAAAAAAATTAAACGATACTTTGGTGTCTGTCTTTCGAGAAATTTCACCAGAAGAGTATGAGACTGAAGATGATGGAGACGAAGAAGCAAAGTAATAACGCTTACCGAGTTTTTGTCCGATCTCGATGCAATTAGGCGTTACTGCATGAAAGAGTACGGCTGGACAATTCGAGAAACAGATGATCAAGAGTACAAAAAGTTATGTCGTCTGATAATCGAAAAAGAAGAAGCAAAATCAGAAAATAACAAAGTTTCACTTGTTGACTTTGTATCACAATATCAAGATGTCAATTGAGGAAGGGGGTAAATTATGAATAAACTTCAAGGGTTGTCGATTAACCTAGACCTAGATGCTACTAGAGTGGACGAGGGAATGAAGGGGTTGAAAAGGACTCTCGGTTCTGTGAATAGCGAAATGAAAGCAAATCTTTCAGCTTTTGGCAAGGGAGAAAAAACATTATCTCGTTATGAAACAGAACTGGATGGACTTAATAAAAAGTTATCTGTTCAGAGCAAAATGGTTTCTCAAACTAAAAACGATTTTAAAGATTTAGAAAAACGAAATGCTTCTTTGAATGGAGAGTTGAAAGACTCTAATAAAACGTTGACTGAGTCAAAAAAACGTTTTGAACAGCTTTCTAAATCTGGTAATGCAACTGAAAAAGAATTAAAAGAAGCGGAAAAAGAAGTCAACTCAAATCAAAAAGCGTACAACAAACTTAACAAAGAACTACAACAAATGCCAAAAGCTTTATCAGCTGGACAAAAAGCAGTAAATAATGAAGTTGCAAATTACAATAATCTACAAAGAAAGATTGATACTACCACAGAATCTTATAAGAAATTTAAGAGAGAGCAGGCTGTTAAAAGCTCACCATGGGGCGCAGTGACCCAAGATTTAGACAAGTATCAAAAAAAGTTAAATGAGACAGGTGATAAGCTTGTTGCCTTTGGAAAAAAAGGCAGTTTGTACATGGCTCCGGTTGTCCTCGGTTTAGGTTTTGCTACCAAAAAAGCGGCTGATTTTGAACAACAAATGTCGAATACTCTTTCTGTCATGTCCCCTGGCGAGGTAAATCAATATAAAGATGCATTAAGAGAACTTGCTATTCAACAAGGTGCGGATACGAAATACTCCGCTTTAGAAGCCGCACAGGCACAAGAAGAACTTTTAAAGGCAGGTCTTTCAGTAAAAGACGTCATCAATGGCGGACTTTCAGGCGCGCTTTCATTAGCAACAGCTGGTGAGTTAGATTTAGCTTCTGCGGCAGAAATTGCGGCTACAGTTTTAAACGCATTTAGGGATGATAATTTAAGCGTTGCAGATGCGGCAAATATTCTAGCTGGTGCGGCAAATGCTTCTGCTACAGGTGTAGAAGAAATGAGAATGTCTCTACAACAAGTTTCTGCTGTTGCTAGTGGTGTGGGTCTATCATTTGACGATACATCAACAATGTTAGCAGTATTTGCACAGAATGGATTAAAAGGTTCCGATGCGGGTACCTCTCTCAAAACAATGCTACAAAGATTACATCCTACGACCAAAGCGGCATGGCAACAATTTGATGCTCTAGGTTTAAGCATTGTGGACAATGAAACCGCCATGAAAGTTTTGAAAGAAAATGGCGTAAAACCGCTTTCTAACGATACGGATAAATTAATGGGACAAATTCAAGATTTAGCTAAAAGTTTAGCAGGTCCAAAAGCAAGCGCTTCTAAAGTTAACAAGGAATTTGAAGAATTAACCGTTGCTACTGGCGCAGTACATTCCGCATTTTACGATACAAATGGGGAATTGAAATCAGCAGAAGAAATATCGGGGTTATTGCAAAGTAGTCTAAAAGATTTAAACTCTGAGCAGCGTAGTGCGGCGCTAGGTGCTATGTTTGGCTCCGATGCAGTTCGTGCCGGGAATATTGCTTATCGTGAAGGTGCGGATGGAATAAAGAAAATGCGCACTGAAATGAGAAAAGTAACTGCTGATGATGTAGCAAAAATGAAAATGGATAACCTGAAAGGTACTATTGAAGAAATTTCTGGTGCAATTGAAACCTTTGCTATAAGTATTGGGACATCATTGACACCTGTTTTACGTGGTTTAGGAAAGTATATTCAAAAAGCGGCAGATTGGTTTAATGGATTGAATGATAGTACTAAAACGGTCATCTCCACAGCAGGTGTTGTTGCGGTAGCGATTCCAGTGGCTGGATTAGCGTTTGGATTTATTGCAAAAGGGGCAGCCGCTGCTATCTCACCTGTAAAGAAACTAACAGCCGCGTTAGCAGAAAATTCAGTTGCTGCTGGAACTAATGCAGCTACTACGCAACTTGCTGGAAACGCTTTGCCAGTCGCTGGAGGAAAAGGTAAAGGTTTCTTAGGTAAAGCTGGCTCATTTTTTAAAGGAAGCAAAGGAGCAAAAGCATTATCTACAGCTGACATGGCAGGCGATATTGCGAGTTATAGCAAATTCGGGAAAATTGGAGCTGGTTTGAAAGGCGTTGGAAAGGCATTACCTGGTTTAGGAATTGCATTATCTGCTACACAACTTATTGGTATTAACAAGAAAAATGCAGGCGATAAAGCTGGTAGCGCAGGCGGGAGCTTAGCAGGAGGGGCAGCAGGAGCCGCTATAGGAACAGCAATTGCTCCAGGAATTGGAACAGCTGTAGGTGCGGCAATTGGAGGTATTGCTGGAACTAAATTTGGGCAGGCATTCGGTAAAAAAATACAGAAGGAAATACCTGAATATAAAGCTAAATTCGGTTTAATTTGGGATGCACTTTCATTCTCAGCAAAAGAACATCCTATTTTATTGAATCCGGTTAATCAAATTAACGATCAAATTAAAATGGCGAAAGCAGGATATGCGGCTATAAAAGATGTGTTTGCTAATCCTTTGAAAACGGATATTTCCGGAAAAGGTATTAGTAAAGATACAGCAAAAAATGTAAATTCTTATAAAACTATGTCTCAAAACGCAATCTCTGAATTGAAGTATTTAGAAATGTCTGGGGATGTAATCACTAAATCAACATCTGCTAAAATTAGCAAAAATTATAATGGGATGGTTGCTCTTGTAGAAAAATCTTTTGAGAAAACCAAAAAAAGTTCTGATAAGAATTTAAATACTTTGTCAAAGAATGGCATGTTATCAGAAGCGGATATAAAAGCAGTTAAAGAAAAACAAGCAAAAATACAAAAGCTATCATTAGATGAAGTGAAGAAAAACAATGAACAAATTCAAAAGCTAAACAAAGATATGGCTACTAAAAATGCTGATATAACAAAGAAAGAGAAAGCGGACATAAAAGCGATTAACGACAAGGCTGCAAAGGAAGGTAGAGTTTTAACCGCTTCGGAGGAACAGCAAATTACGAGCATCAAACGTAATGCAGCAAATCAACGAAAAGCTAGTAATCAAAGTTACAGCAATCAAATTCAAACAATATCTAAAAAACAAGAAACTGCTGTGGTTAGTTCATTGAGTAAGTCAGCAAAAGAACAAAAATTAATATTAGGAAAACTGAAAGATAGCAGCGGGAAATTAAGCACAGAGCAAGCTTCAAAAGTCGTAAAAGAATCTAAACGTGCTAAAGACGGAGCTGTAAAAGAAGCGAATAGTAAATATAAAAAAGTTGTTGCTGCTGCTGATAAAGAATACTATGTGAACGGAACTATCACAAAAAAGCAACATGATGATATTGTAAAAAAAGCTAAGAGTCAAAAAAATAAGTCAATTAGTGAAGCAAAAAAAATGCACACAGGTGTTGTTGATCAAGCTAAAAAGCAAGCTTCTGGACATCTGAAACAAGTTGATTGGGAAACTGGTCAGTCATTATCAAAATGGGATAATTTTAAAGCAGGTTTAGCAAATGTAATTAACTCAGTAACTGGTGGAATAAATAAAGTATTAAAATTTTTTAGTTTACCTACCATCGAACCATGGAAACCAGCTGGTTATGACAATAATACCAAAACTTCAAAATCATCTAGCAAAAAAAGAACCTCGTACGGCAGTCAGTTAGCAATGGATTACACAGGTTCTAACAATGCATCCGGGCAAATTATGGCTGGTGAAGAAGGTTTTGAAATTGCATACAATAAACGCAAAGCACAAGCTCAGATTTTAGGTGCAAATGGTGCAGAAATAACTCATGTGGCGCCGGGGACTAAAATTTTGAATCATGCAGATTCGAAAAAAGTCATGCAAGGTGGACTTGGTAAAACATTACCTGGATTCGCAAGCGGTAATTCAACGATCAATGATTTCTTAAGTGATGCTTGGGATGGAACAAAAGCTGTAGCTGGAAAAGTAGTTGATTTTTCTAAAAAAGCATTCGATTGGGCAGCGCATCCTATCAAAAATTTAAATAAACTTTTTGGCGGCTTGTCTGTAGGCGTGAAAATGGGGAACGATGGAAACTTAGGTTCTGATGTAATGAGCTATTTGAAAAATAGTATCGGCTCACCTCTGGAAAAAATGCTATCTGGATTTAAAGAAACGGCACCAGTGGCAGGCCCAGCTGGAAAAGGAGCCTCTGCTTGGTCTAGTGTTATTAAAAAGGCTGCTCTTGCAATGAAAGTAGATTTATCTGGAGGAGAATTAAAAGGCATTATTGCTCAAATTCATCGTGAATCTGGCGGTAATGAAAAGATTACTCAGTCATCTGCTGTTGTGGATGTTAATACATTATCAGGCAACCCAGCTAAAGGTTTGCTTCAATATATACCGCAGACATTCAATGCATATAGAATGAAAGGGCATAACAATATATTTTCTGGTTATGACCAGTTACTGGCATTCTTCAACAACTCGTCATGGAGAAACGATTTACCTTATGGTAAACGAGGTTGGGGACCACGAGGACATCGTAGATTTGCAAATGGTGGTTTTGTAAACAAAAATGAAATGATAGAAGTTGCTGAGAACAATAAGCCAGAAGTAGTCATACCGCTTACTCGGAAAAATCGAGCAGTTCAATTAATCAAAAAAACAAAAGAAATTATTGGAATGAACGATGGAGGAAGTGTTGTGGTTAATAGTCCTGACAATTCTGACATGATTTTATTACTTCAACAGCAGAACCAGATTTTAATGCAACTGCTTCAAAAAAATAGTGACGTATATATGGACACAAATAAGGTCGGAAGTTTAGTAGAACCTGCAATTACAAAAATGCAGAACAATCGTATAAGTAGAAAAGACCGAGTTCAGGGGGTTAGAACAACGTGACTAAAATAGGATTTACGTATGCTGGAATTCATAGCAACGACATTCCAGCGGTTGTTAATAGTATCAAAAGAAATGCAATCAATATTACTGAGAATATCCAAGAAGTACCTGCCAAAATCGGTGGGTATTTTTTTGGGAATTCCGTCGGTACTAGAAGCTTTGACATTAATATTACGCTTATGGGAAAATCGGAAACTGAACGAGTGGAAATAGCACACGATCTTCATAACTTAATCATTCAAACTAATAGTTTTGAAAGCGAAATAATCTTTGATGATGAACCAGAATGGATTTATTACGGTCATTTTGCCCAAATGGCAGAGTTAACGGAATTACAGACAGATAATTATACAACAACCATTACATTTATATGTAGTGATCCTCGTGGATATGGAGAACAACAAGAAATTAGTTTACCAGAAAGCCCGGCTATAATCGAGGTGGCGGGTTCACAATTAACAAGTCCAATTATTCATGCGGTAGCAACTGAAGATTTAACTAGTCTATCATTTGCAACAGATGATGATTATATATTTCTAGGGGCTGATATTGACCCCGATACAGGACAAACAGCTGTGAAAATGTATGAGAACGTGTTGTCCGATAGAGCAAATGACATGACGTTGTGGGACGGCATTGGGCAAAGTAATATCACGTGGGAATTAGAAAATGGTAAGCCTGCAAAAACAAGTTCATTTAAACAAACTATAAACACCATTCGTGTAAACTCGTATGGTGAAAAAACAGAAACCGCGCCTTACAAATCATGGAGAGGTCCTGTAATGAAACGAATGTTAACGTCAGAATTAGACAATTGGAAAGTCACCGCTCGATTGGCAAATATTACTCAAAAATACCCACGCGCTAGAACAAAAATAGAATTGTATTTGTTAGACAAAGATAGCAAACGCATAGGTAAATTTATGATTAAAGATGCCCAAAATGGGAGAGCTATGAATTTGGGACTAGAGATTGGGAGAACAACGAAAGATAGATACCTTTTTGCTGCAACTGAGGGGAAAGTAGTTAAGAAAAAGAATACGAAAGTGGTTTATTCAAAAAAAGTACAACAAACAGTGAAGTATACAGAAAAAGGTAAAACAAAGACTAAGCAAGTTTGGAAAACAATAAATACGACGTATGAAGTCGGAAATAACTATAATGAATTCTCAGATGCGTACTTTAACCTATCTATTGAAAAGCGTGGACAGTTGTTTATTGCGGAAATAGTTAAATTGAACGATAAAGGTAGTCAAGCTTGGAAACGAACCTACAAATGGAAAGACTCAAATAACAAATTTGCTACTAAGTTAGCAGGCATCGGAATTTACATGGCAAAAATGGATATTCCAGAAGATTTTAATAATCAAACTTACAAAGACAATGATGTTGTTTTTTGTGACTTGGTTGTACAAAAAGTTAATCCAGAGGCAGATATTAAAAATAATCCAGAGGTTATTATTCATAAAGGTGATGAAATTATGATTGATTGTGAAGCTGGGGTCATAATGAAAAATGGTTCAGTGTTCATGGGAAATTTAGCAATCGGAAGTTCATTTCCTTCGTTTTTTGGTGGCTATCAAACTCCAGTGGCTTTCAGCGAAGGAGCGGAGTGGTCCATAGAATATAGACCAACGACATACTAGGAGAGGAGGTATAGAATGTTAACAATTCTAAATAGACAAAGAACAACTGTAGGCGTGTTATCTAATGACATGCCTTTTTCATGCCCTTTTTGGGATGATGAGAGAAATGAGAAGCTTGAAAACTTTGATGACACATACACTGTTACCATCCCAGCAGAACATGAAATGGCTGAACATATTCATGAAGGTAATTATATTTTGTTTGAAGACGAACAGGCTAAGTTACGATTATTTCGTATTTATGAATCTGAAAACGGGTTAAATATGCAAGGACGATACATCAAAGCAACAGCAGAAAATGCATTTATTTATGATTTAAATGCAACTATTATATCAAATAAATTACTGACTGATATACGAGCTGATATGGCGCTTGAATATATTTTACAGCAGACAGGATGGTCAATCGGTAAGAGAGAATTTATTGGACAAATACGTACTATTGAATTTGCAGACAATATAACGGCTCAAGCTGGATTACAACAAGTTATTGCAGAATATAAAGCAGAAATTGATGCTTACGTGGAGAGTTTTGGCGGTCAAATCATTAATTATAAATTTGATTTAGTTGATGAACGAGGCAATAATACTGCGAAACGATTTGAGTATGCAAGAGACATTCAAGGTCTTAAACGAATTACAACTGATAAAACGATGTACACTGCACTTATCCCTCTCGGTAAAGATGGTTTAACAATTAAATCAGTTAACAATGGTTTAAATTACATTTATGATGATGAAGCGAACTGGCTGTATAACGATGGGAGAGAATATTTAAAAGGGGTCATAACAAAAGATACAATAACAAACGCGCAAGCTTTAAAAGATTGGGCACTACTAGAGCTTGAAAAAGTTAATCATCCTTTGTCAACGTATGAGGTAGACGTGATATTACTAGCAGAGATGTTAGGCTATGAGCCACACCAAGTCACACTTGGAGACACAGTGAGAGTAGTCGATTTGGACATGGATATAACTTTATCTGCAAGAATCATAGAAAAGACAACTTCTTTTAGTGATCCGTCTAAAAACAAGGTTGTGCTTGGTGATTATATCGAATTGGAAAACGTCACACCGCTGGCCATTTGGGAACTCCAAGCGCAAATTGAAGAAGCTAAAAAACAAATAGAAGAAACGAAGACATGGAAAGTAGAATTATTTAGCACGAGTGGTTCTACTTTTAAAAATAACGCTGGCACTACACAACTTATTGCAAGAGTTTACGATGGGAAAACAAACATAACGAATAGTATTGAGCGTGGTGATTTTATTTGGGAGAAGATAAACAATGACGGTACACACGACTTAGTATGGGAAGACGCACAGACAGGCGTAGGTAATGTTGTTAATATCTCTGGAGAAGACGTTTTTATCAATGCAACTATTAGATGTTCGGTCAATCAAGGAAGTGAAGCTAGCATATTAATGATTAATGAAGAAGAAAGTCATATGTATGCTGAACTTCCACGCGAATTCCCTGCTGGGATAGAAGTAAATTTATCGGTTATGCAATGTGCGCAAATAGACGTGGAAAATGGTTACATTTATTGGTCGCAAGAATATTACGGAAGTAAAAAAAACAAAGTCGGTGGACAACAATCATACAATATTTATAGAACTACGCTTGATGGTACTTTCGTCGATATGATGTGGGCTCTTGGCGGAGGACATGGGACTATGTTTGGCGTGGACACTTCGTCTGGTGAGGCGCACATCTGGTCTTATTATGTAACTCCGTTGCCCCAGGTAGAGAAAGCGATAGTAATGTTTAAATATGTCCCTTTCAAAGAACAATTTTACGATGAGTCGATGGCATTTAAACTTGAAGCGCCTGACGGTTTCCGAGTAACATACGATAAAACAAGCGACTATGTAGTTATGAGTCCAGGCGTTTCAAATTTAAGTATTAATGTTTTTAAAAAGTCTGATTTATTTGCCGGCAGAATAGCTCCTTTATATACATTCAGGACAAGAGATTGTGGATTTACAACTACTTTGTATACGCTGCAAGGAATGCATGTAATGTTTCCATATGCGTATTTGTCAGCAGGAGGTAGTTTTACAGGCACTGATAAAAATCAAGTTTGGTGTTGGGATATGGTTAATAATAGTTTAGTTTATCACCATATATTTCAAAAAAAGTACTATCCTCCACAAGGTTCAACTAACGAATGCGAAGGAGCGTATCCATTTCTTGATGCAAATGGCAAGCGAATGATGCAGCTAAATTTAGGGCAAGGAGAGGCGGGCAAACGATACAATCGTATTTATGCTATGCCAGAAGAAAGGATGTTGGATAATGACAATTAGAGCAGCGGCAGAAATAACATTGACAGATATTAATGATGCAATAGTGGCTGGTGAAGCACCATCAAACCCAACTACAGATTTGTTGTGGATGGACAGTAGTGTGACGCCGAACATTTTGCGCAGGTGGGACGGAGAAAAATGGGTGAGTCAAACATTGGATATTAAGGAAGCAGATCCAGAAACTAACGGAAAAATAGAAGAAGCAATCACTGTAGCGAACAATGCATTGATTGAATCAGTTAGTAATCATAAACCGGTTTTTGATAAAACTCAGCCAAGCGCTCCAGTCGAAGGTGATACATGGTTTAAAATAGACGAAAACACTAAAACAATCGTTGGTGTTTTTACTTGGAACGGGAATAGTTGGGTAGAATTACCTTTGGATTACAACGCATTGCGCGTAGGTAAACTTTCAGCTATCACTGCCGAGCTTGGCGATGTGAAAAGTGGTAGCATTACTGGTGCAGAATTTATTCATAACATAAATTACAAAGATAGCGACGATAATCTTTACACTGGAATTGTCAAAATGAATGATGACGGGTTCAATTCCACTTCATATTTGCCTACAGGTATTGGCTCGGCAGTACTAGAAAGTATCATCAGCACACTAGGTGGATACAAAGTAGCGCAGAAGCTAATCGATGTCGCCGGAGAAAGTAGTTTAGGAAATTCTATTTTAACTAGTAAATCTCTGCAGTTTAATGAGAATGGAAATATTAAGCTTTCTATTGATGCAGATTCGTTTTATTCAACACCGTGGCAGAACCTGATATTGAATTCTGGATATTCAACGGCAGAAAGTAACACACCTCAATACAGAATCATATGTGTTTTTGGAATCAGATTTGCTATCTTCCGCGGTCAAGTTCAAAAATCAACTGCATGGACTGCTACAAATAATGCTTTTGCTTCTGTTCCTTTCGAGGTCCAAACAACGAAAACCGCGATGGCTTACGCACCAACGAACAAAGCAAGCGGGGGACGAGTGCATGCTTCGTCAAGTAATGCGATGGGATTTATACCAGCGGATACAAGTATTACTTATTTTTCGTTAAATCAATTATTTTATATTTTAGATTAAAGCCAATTCGGCTTATTTTTTATGGCGCAATAGACAAGGGGATGATGAAAATTGGTATTAGGCAGTATTTCAATAGCGGGGATGAGTGTAGGGGAGTTAATAGCTTTAGTCACTCTTATAGCAGGGATTGTGGGATTTGTTATTCGGTGGGCATTAATAGCTCCTTTGCGAAACATGATTGATTCGTTGGATATAACTTTAAATAGCTTACGTGAAGAGATGTCAGAAAGTAAGAAAGATCGTATGAGTTTACGAGAAAAGCAAAATAATCATGATAAAGAAATTGCATTACTCAAGCGTGAGGATAAAGCTATCTGGAAATATATAGCAGAAAAAAAAGATAAGAAGGAGGAAGAATAATGAAAATTAACTGGAAAGTAAGAATGAAATCGAAAGTGTTTTGGGTGTCAGTTATCCCGCTAATTCTGGTATTAGTACAGCAGGTACTTGGGTGGTTCGGCGTAACAATTCCTGCTGACACAATCAACAAAGAAGCGCTAGATATGATTAACAGTGTATTTCTATTGCTTGGTGTATTAGGAGTAGTGAACGACCCTACAACATCAGGAGCTAGTGACAGTGAGTTAGTACTAAACAAAAATAAAAATGGAGAGGATGATAAGTAATGGCAAGTTATTATTATAGTAGAAGTTTGGCAAATGTAAATAAGTTAGCGGACAATACGAAAGCGGCGGCAAGAAAGTTGCTGGACTGGGCAGAAAAAAATGGGATTGAAGTGTTAATCTACGAAACAATTAGAACGAAAGAACAACAAGCCGCAAATGTTGCTAGCGGAGCGTCTCAAACAATGCGCTCTTATCATTTAGTAGGACAGGCGTTAGATTTCGTCATGGCGAAATCTAAAACGGTCGATTGGGGTGCTTATCGTTCAGATAGAGGCAAAAAATTCGTGGCAAAAGCGAAGTCCCTTGGATTTGAGTGGGGCGGCGATTGGTCTGGATTTGTGGACAATCCGCACCTTCAATTTAATTATAAAGGCTATGGAACTGATACTTTTGGCAAAGGAGCTAGTACTAGTAATTCTTCTAAACCAAGCGCAAGCGCAAACGCAAATAGTTTAGGATTAGTGGATTATATGAATTTAAATAAGCTAGATTCAAGCTTTGCGAATCGTAAAAAACTAGCGACAAGTTACGGAATTAAAAATTACAGTGGAACAGCAACACAGAATACAACATTATTAGCGAAATTAAAAGCAGGAAAACCACACACACCAGCAAGCAAAAACACATACTACACAGAAAACCCACGAAAAGTTAAAACACTAGTACAATGTGATCTATACAATTCAGTAGACTTCACTGAAAAGCATAAAACAGGTGGAACATTTCCAGCTGGAACAGTCTTCACGATTACTGGAATGGCTAAAACAAAAGGCGGAGCACCTCGCTTGAAAACGAAATCCGGTTACTATCTCACTGCTAACACGAAGTTTGTTAAAAAGATTTAGTTTGTTGCCCTCGCGTTTGCGGGGGTTTTTTGTTTTATAAAAACGATGCTTTTGCGATATTTTTTCAAATGTTGATTCAAGTTACAATCTAATTAACAAAGTTTAGGAATTTGTAAATGATTATAAACTTATTATGTTTCATTTCGGGGGTTTCTATTGCGGAAACGAAACTATTAGTTTATGATTAATGAAAAAGAATAACAACGGGGGGATTATCGTGTATAAAGCAGACCAGGTAGCAGATTGGTTCTTATGTAGAAAAGCAATGACTCCAAAAAAATTGCAAAAAATGCTTTACTACGCTTATGCGTGGACTTTGACACTTACAAACGATAGTTCAAATAATTTAAAAAATAAATTATTTGAAGAAAAATTTGAAGCGTGGGTACATGGTCCTGTAATACCGGAAATATATCATATGTATAAAGATTATGGATATAATAAAATATCCGAACAGGAAAAACTTATTAATTTTGACAATGAAGATATAGAAAATATTTTAAAACAAGTAATGTTAGTATATGGAGATTACGATGGCAATGATTTAGAAAGCATTACACATCAAGAGGAACCATGGAAAGAGGCTAGAGAGGGTTATGGCCCGTTAGACAGTTGTAGTGAAATAATCAGTGATGAAACCATGTATAAAACCTATATTAAAAGGATAGCTTGAGAATGAGAAAAAAAGTTAAAAATAATATTATAGTATACTACGAATAATCGTAGTATACTATAATATTATTAAATTAATTTTAAAATAAAAAAGCATCAAACCGAAGTCTGATGCTTTTTTCCTTACATTTCATAGTAAGTAGTTAAAAGTTGTAGCTCTTCACGCACTAAACGCGTGTGTCTACATTAAAATTTACATTGCACAATGCGTAATTAAAATGCGCCGAAACAGCGCTAGAACTTATTAAGTTCTTGAATACATAATAACATGTCATTGTGAAAGCGTCAACAATTAATACGGAAAATAAAAAAATACCCCGAAAAAATTCGAGGTTGCTGTTATATTCAGATGAAAAAAACGGGATGTCAAACAGCTAATAGTTGAATGAAATAAAGAACGAAAATCGTTCTTGTGAATATTATTACATAGATTTTTATGTAATACAACACTTTTTTAATGCTTGATTTTAGGAACGTTTGTTCTTATAATGTTAGTAAGAGGTGACGGAAATGTATAATTTAATTGATGACATTTTAGAGCATTCCATAGTATTAACAGATGCGTTAAAAAGAAATTGGTCAATAGAAGTACTATTTTTAAAGAACAATCATCATATGCGATATAAGTATGTAGTTCCTGTTTATCTGGACCATGAAAGAAACATAGTTCAATTACAGCGCTTTGACGAACGAATAATTGACATTAATATAGAAGATATTGTTTTTTGTGAGGTTATGACATGAGAGAATATAGCTTTAATGATTTTAGATATATTTGCTATGTTGAAGGGAAAGAGCAGGGCGTAAAAAGACTGCTCAATAGTTTCGCGACAGAAAAAGAAATCAAAAAACAATTAAAAGTGTCGAATATACATGCAATATATGATTTTTATATAACTGAATATGCAAAGAAAAAGCCTTGACGCATGTCAGGGCTCCTTTTTTATTGTAATTCTTTTCCGTTAATATTTAACTGGATTATACGCATTGCGCCTGTCATACCAACGACATTGTCAACCCTAAAGTCAGATGCTTGGTATCCATCGCCCGTAAGAGTTCCCCATATATCAACTTTATCGCCAACACTTGCTTTGAAAGTCTCCGCGAACACAGGCATCACATAGCCATTCTGATTTTTAACAAGCCATGCAAGTTCACCGTCTACTTCTAATTTTTGTATTATATTACCAGAAAAATAATATTTTTGACCTGTGACATCATTATTTCCTTTAGTGTATAATATTTCACCGGATTCAGCTGGATATTTTTTGCTTCCTTGTTCAGCTGCCGTCTTAAAAGAAGAATCAACTGTGTCTTTACTTGACGCCTCATCACTTTCTAATACAGAAATTATGTCTACTTTATTTAACATATCATCTTCAATAAATTGCCCATCAAAAGTTTTATCTGCTTCTTTTATTTTCTTTTGTATCTTTTCGCTTTGTTGGTCAAGTGGTAATGTTGAGTAAGTTATGATATATTTCCCTGGTTTCACATTTTCAAATGTTCCTTTTATACCACCAAAAGTACCAACTTCACCTGTCTGCTTTTTCAAAAGTGTTCCATCATCGGAGGTAGCGGAAATTTCGAATAACAT